TTAACGCATCAATTTGAAGATCTAATTCTAATAATTCATCTTTAGCTTCTTCTTGTGCGCTAAACTCTTCGTATAATTTTCCTTTTAAAGGGTGATACAAAGATAATAATTTTTGTAAGTTTTGTTTACTTTTTGGAACTAATAAAGTTCCTTCATCAAAACGTATATGACCCATTGTAGCTTCACCTTTTTGCTCGTCTACTAATGGAGAGTCTTGGTTTGTCGCATATCTTATTTCTCTTTGCGAACCTAGCTTTTCATCAAAATAAAGTAAAGCATGTTTTCTAGTATGCTTTCCTGGTATTGTTAATGTTAATGGTGTTTTACCGTTTTTTAAATAGTAAATTCTATCTTTTATTTCCCAGCTGTTTTCAACTGGTTTTTTTGGTGCTACTTTTGTAGCAACTTCCTGAGGTGCAACCTCAATAGCTTCTGCTTTAGCTTGTTTAGCCATAATATAATATAATTAAATAGTTTATAAAAGTAATAATTACCCCCGTTGATATAACGAGGGTAAGAATTACATTAATGTTGACTTGTTATAGTCCTCTGAATAATACAAAGTTGTTAGCAGCTTGAGTTACTAAACATCTTTCTGATAGGAAGTTAACTTCCATAGCATCAAGAGTTGAAGTAAATGCTCCACCAGCAGAACCAGTTAACCAAGATTTCATTCTTCTATCATCACCTTGTGAAGCTCTATATCTTACGTGTAAGAAAGGGCGTCTGATGTTAGTTCCTAAAATTTGATCGTAAACTGTAGATGTTCCAGCAGGTACTAATACACCTTCAATTGAGTTGATACCTACGATACCACCTCTTGTAGAAGCGTCGTTTAAGTATTTCCAATCTGTTTTGTAAAAGTCATAAGAACCTCTTCTGAAACCACTAAAACCTAAGTTTAAAGCCATTTCTTCAGAATTTTCGAATAAACCGAAAGCAGTTCCACCGTTTGCACCATAAGAGATTTGAGCTAACATATCATCAAAATCAAGAGATGTTTGTCTCTGTAAGAATAACATGTTTTCTTCAATTGCTCCTTGAGTATCTAGGTTTTTAAGTATTGCGTCAAACTCACCAAGTCCGTTAGCAGCAGTAAATCCTACTTCTACGTTACCTCTAGCTTGAATAGCAGCAAATAAACCTTGTGTACCTCTTTGAATAGCAGGGTTTAAAGCAGAACCATTTAGTTCACCTTCAATCATTGCCATTTCTAAGTAATCTTCAAAACGTAATCTAGTTTCAGACTCAGCTTTTAAATACCATAAGTATCCAGAAGTTCCGTCTTCAGTTGCAACTTCAACCCAACCTATTTGAGCCATATCAGATCCATTAATAGTGTATTGGTTTCTGATGATGATAGGAGAGTTAGCAAATTGAGTAAGTACAGGGTCAACTGATACTCTAGTGTTAGCAGCTTGAGCACCTACAACTCCATTACCTGTAACAATGTTAGATCCTTTTGCGTAATCAGAACCGTATACAAATACTTTTAGTCCTGCAGCAGCAAAACCTTGAGCGGTTAAAGTAGCTCCAGCACCTGAAAGTGATTGAACAACGATACTTCCACCTGCACCTGTTGTAGATGCTGTAACGATAGCTTTTGCTTCTAGTCCAGAAATTGGATCTAAAATAACAACAGTATCATTTATAGATATAACGTTAATAGCAGTTGCAATACCTGGTGATAAGTTAATCACCTGAGTTGTTCCAACTACAGCACCTGTAGTACAAGCTAAGTAAGATATGTGTAATCTATTTTGTTCAGACCAAATTACTTGATCAGATGTCATTGGCATTTCAGCGCCAACCATTTTTAAAAATCCAGATAACGTTCTGTTTCCATAACGCTCTACTTCTTGTTCGTAGATTTCTGGTAAATATTGCTGAGCGAAATCTGCGCCAGCACCAGTGTTAAATTGTAGGTAATTCGACTGCAACAATTGTTGTGTTGACGACGGTATTACACTACCAAATTGAGGACTTAAAGCCATAATTTTATGTGTTTTTTAGTTAAATTTTGTTTTTTTAATTTTCAATTTTGACGAATCTAACCCACTAACTGCTTTTACTTTTAAACCTCCTATAAACACTTCACCTGAACCTTGTGTTCTTGCTTGTGTTGATGATGGGTTTTTAGAACTACTGATAACTTCTTTTACAGCATCAGCTTTTCCTTGTTCGTAAAAATGATTAGCGATTTTATCGACGTTGTCAGCGGCATATATAGCTTTGTGATAACCAGATGTATCTTTAATGTCACCGTTTTTATCTAAGAACTTCTTAGCTAAATACTCAATGTTTGATTGATTTTCTGAAATCTTTTCAGGATTTTGAACATTATACTTAAATCTTTTATCCCCAACATTGATATCAAAACCTTTGAAATCTTGGCTAAATAATTCTTTAGTACTTTGTTTAAATCTTTCTTTTTGTTGTTCTGCTACAGTTTGTCGCTCTTTGTAGCGGTTAAAAAACTCTGTTGCTTTTGCTTGCTCTTGGGTAACACCAGGTCTCAACTTGATTTCCTCGTAATATTTATCCTTTAAGTCATTCAAAAACCCTTTCGCTTTTGCAACCTCTTCTTTTTTAGCGAGCTTCTTTTTACGGACGTCACGCTCCTCGTCCAAGTCTTCATCAAAGTCAAAATTATCTTCCATGATGAATCCTATTTCTTCCTCGTTTAAATGAGGTTTTGTTTGTTTATAATACTCTCTTAATAAAGTATTTTGATCAACGTTAGAATAATCTGCGTTTAATCTTGTATAATCTTCTATGCTACCACCAGTTTCTTCCATAAAACTAATTAGCTTTTCAATATTTTCTGGTAATTTATTCCTTGTTTCTTTAGCTTCAACAACAGCCTCAACAAGTTCTTGTTCAGTTGGTGTTTCTTCTTCTGTTACTTCGGATAATGGGTTAAATTCTTCAACAGCCTGTTCGGACTCTGATACTTGTTCGTCCACCTTAACGCTATCTCCGGCTTGTTCGCCCACAACCACTTCTTTTGTTTCTCCGATTTGAATGGCATCTTCTTCTTTTTTTATTTCAACCTTAGTTACATTGCTTTCAATTTCAATTAAAGGTTCTTTAGGATTAATAACAACTTTTGTTGTATTATCTTTTTGATTTGCTAATTGCTTAGGTTTTTTAGACTTTATTTTAAAGTCTCCTTCCTGTTTAACAGGTTCATTTGTTTTTACTTCTGACATAATATAATATAATTAAATAATTAATAATTAAGCTAGTGACGCTTGTTGTGGCGCCACGCCTTGATCTTCAAAGTTTTTAGGTAATAAATCATTTTGTCTTTGACTTATTAATTGGCTTTGTTGTGTAGCTTCCATTTTACTACGTTTATCTTTACGGTTTTCAATTTCACTTTCTTTTTGAGTAGTGCTTTGAATATCCATTTGTTTTAGTTGCATATCAAATTGGAACTGCATTTGCATTTTTTGTTGCTCTAGTTGAGCAGCAGCTTGCATGCGTTGTAATTCCATTTGAGATTTAGCTTGCTCGAATTGAACTTTAGAACCGTTTATAGCTTCTTGTTTTTCAACTTCAGCCATTGCTGTTTTTTCTGCAGTCTCTGCTTGAGCTGAAGCTTGAGCTTGTATATTGCTTTGTTGAACAGCTTGATCTTGTTTAGCTTTTTCTTTACGCTTTATCTTTAGCATTTGATTAGCTAGTTTTAAATTATGTATTTGACGTATGTCAATAACATCTTCTAAATCAAGACTACCTTGTTGCAAAGCCATTTGCATATTGTTTTCTAGTTGAGCTTTTTCTTCATCGTCTGGCTCTAATTGTAAGTATATTCCAAAATCATGAAGATTTAATCTTTGAATTTGGTCTAACGTTGAAACGTTATAAGTAGATATAGAGTTAACTAATGACTCAGATGTTAAAGGATAAGCTAAAGCATCGGCTACTTTTAAAGATATATTTTCAGCTATTTTTAAGGTTAAATATAGACTTGATTGAACAATATGTTTAGTTGCTACATTAGAAGCATTTGCTGCCATTTTTTGTAAACCTACTAAAGTACTTTTATCTGGTAAAGTGCCATCACGAGCTTCATTAAGACCGGTTACATCACGTATCATTTGTAGGTAATATTGATACGTTTGTATTAAACTTTGAATTTTAGCTTGACCACTAGAGCTTGTTAGCTCTTGAACTGGTACTCTACCTCTATTCATTTCACCATCTTGATTAAGTGATCTACCAACTATCGAACCAGTTTGAAAATACATGTTTAATGCTTCTGCTGGATTATAATTTGTACCATTACCTAAATCTACTTCTGCTAAACCATCCATGTCTAAGAATACACCATCTGGAACTAGTCTAGACATAACTTGTTGTAGTTTAAGATGCGTTAACTGAATCATATCAGCAAAACCAATACATTTGCTAACCATTGATTCTATTCTTCCTTTGTACATTCTAGGTGCACATATAGTATAATTCATTTCTACTTTGGTAGTATCAGCATAAGGTCTTGTCATATTCTCTGCCATCTTCCATTGTAATAAAGTATTACAACCTAATACTTTTGCTCCTGTATATAATACCTCAATACTTCTTGACACTCTTTCAAAACCATCATTTTCTGGTGGATTAAACTGATCATCTTTTACTAAAGCTTTTTGTAATCCTTGTGGTGTATTTTTTATTTTAAATACTTGGTTTGAATAAGTTTTATATTCAAAATACATAACTTGAACAGTGTTCTCATCGTAGTTACCCCAACCAGTAATGTATTGTCTATTGCCTGGCATTTTTTGAATTCTTTCTAATTCTTCTTTAGAAATATTAGGAAATTCTTTTTTAAGTTCAGGTATTGTTATAGATTTAACTTCACCAACGTAGTATATATCTTCAAAATTAGGATCTTCAGTATATGAATAAACCATATAAGCTGGATCTACATAATCAACTGTAATTCCTTCAGCAACATTAAAAGAAGTTTTACTTGCTGCAATACCTAACACTGTTAAATCCATGTTAAGTCTACGTCTTATTAAG